TTTACCACTATTTCTTTGATCAATCATTTCTGATTGTTGTGTAGCTTGTATCTTTGTTCTTTCGTCTTTTCTATCTTCTTTTTGTTTTTCTCTATTTTTCATTCCATCAACCTCAATGCCTTTAAGCTGCATGTTATAGTTAAATTCTAGTTCCATCAGTTCTTTTTTCATTTGAACTTCTTCTCTCATTCTAATTATTTCATTGTCATGCTTAGCTTGTTCCATGCCGGTATCAATAGTTGCCTTGGCTTGGTTTTTCTGAGTTTCGGCTTGAGCAGCGGCTTGAGCAGCTTGAGCATTGGATTCTGTTTGTGCTTGAATATTTTGCATTTGAACCTCTTGATCTCTTTGCTGTTTCTTTTTTCTCCTTATTTTTAGCATTTGATTTGCTAACTTTATATTCTTATAATCTCTAAGATCTATAGCATCTTCAAGTTCTATTGTTTGTTGCTGCAAAGCCATTTGAATATTATTTTCTAATATTTGCTTTTCTTCTTCATCTGGAGTTAAATTTAAAAATATACCAAAGTCATAAAGATGTAATTGTGATACTTCTTTTAGCGTAGCAACATTGTTAACTCCTATGGCTTGTATAAAAGCATCTTTAGTTGGAGAATACTCTATAATATCTGATATTCTTAAAGACAAGCACTCTGCGGTTTCCGCTGTTAAAAACAATCCCGCTTGTAGAATATGTCTAGTTGCTGTATTAGAATTTGCTGCTGCTAGTTTTTGAATACCTACCAATGCGTTTTTATCTGGAGTACTACCATCTCTAGCTTCGTTTAACCCAGTTACGTCTCTTATCATTTGTAGATAGTAGTTGTAATTAGCAACTAAAGCTTGCATTTTGTTTCCACCAGATCCAGACGTTATTTCTTGAATTGGTATTTTACCAGGGTTCATTTCTCCATCTTGAGTAAAAGATCTACCTATAACAGATCCTGTTTGGAAGAACATGTTTAATGCTTCCTGTGGATTATAGTTAGTTCCATTACCCAAATCGATTTCAGCCAAACCGTCTGCGTCTAAATAAACACCATCTGGCGTCATTCTTGACATCACTTGTTGAAGCTTAAGATGTGTTAGTTGAATCATATCAGCAAAACCTGTTATACGTTTTACTAACGAGTCAATTCTACCATCGTACATTCTAGGTGCCACAATAGCATAATTCATTTTAACCTTGGTGAAATCGCTTTTAGGACGCATCATATTTCTAGCCATTTCCCACTTAAGTAATTTATCAGTACCTAAAATCATAGCGCCATCATAAAGACACTCTATAGATCTTAGCATTCTACTGTACCCACCTTCTTTTTCTTGTGGTGGATTAAATGAGTCATCTTTAGGTATAATCTTTTCAGCGCCAGTACCAGTTTCTTTCACTTTATAAACCTCATTCATATATGTTTTATAATTAAAATATAAAACTTGAATTGTGTTATTATCTTCTTTATCTACAGAATACCTGGTATTATAGTTGTTTCTATTATTAGATTTGTTTTTCATTATATCCTCAAGATCACTTTCTGTTAAGTGTGGAAATTGTTTAGCCAATTCATTTACCGGGATATTTTTAACTTCACCAATGTAATATATGTCATCAAAGTATGGAGATTCAGTGTGAGAATATACAAGGTTAGCTGGATCTACATAGTCTATAACCACTCCTTCTGAAGTATTAAAAGAGGTTTTAACAGCTCCAATTCCAAGAACTGTTAAATCGTAATAAAATCTTTTCTTTATTAATTCGTAATTACTTCCTTCAAATAAAGTAGTCAAAGCTTGTTCCTCTGCAATTTCTACAGCCTGCTTGTATGTTAACTGCATGTATAATTCAGCTTCTTCTAATGTCTCTGGAAGTTCGATTTCAGATATGGACTCTGTTATATCCATACCAAACGATGCAGCAACTTCATTTATTTTCTTATACTTTATATCAGACATCATGGCTTCCGCAAACTTAGTTCTTCTCTGTACTCCGTGAACGTCTTGTGAATAGGCTTTTATATCATACATTCTTTCTGTCATACCATTAACAACAATATCTACAAATTTAGATATAATTGGCACTGGTTTCCAGTCTAAATTTAAATAGGACAAATCACCGTTTATAGATAACTCATCCTTATATTTCTGTATAGATTGCTCGCCTCTAGCGTACAACCTTAAACTATGAAAATTATCATAATTAGATCTATACCTATTGGTACCTCTATCATTATTAAACCACTCTTGTTCTATAGCTTTACCTACTTTTAAACCGTAATCATAGCTTATCTTTTCAGCATCGCTTACTGTTTGACTAGGAAAATAACTTTTAATGCCAGACTCTGCCATATTTATTATTTGATTATTTGTGAATTGGCTCCAGTATTACTATACTTGGAGATACTTATGTTTAATTTAGGTTTTTCAACCTTTGCGTTCGGCATGTATAAGTGTCTATTATTAGCCATTATTGCTAAACCAGAACTTATCGATGCATCGTGCTTTGTTCTTTTGTTTATATCAAATCTACTCCAATCATTTAGTAGTTCATTAAAATATAAATTTCCAAATGTCCCATCTTGTTTTACACCAACGTGGTCTTGAATATACATTTCAATCGCCGCGGCATGAGCTTGTTTTATATCTTCTGAGGAGTTAGGTATTCCACCTACTTCTTTTTCTGCTGTTGATAGTTTATTCCAAATTTTATCGGGGCGATTCATACTAAACCCTCTATAACCTCTTCTTCTAAGGTAATAAAGCAATCTAGGTTTATTGTTCTCTGCGAGTATAGGCATGCTATAAAATACTAACGCCATTAATACATCTTCAAAGAATATTTCTGCTGTAGGTGGTCTTGATAAGTATTCTAAAAAAAAGCTATTCGCAGGAGCGTCCTCCATACTAAACCTGGTTAAGCCGTGTAATGCTCCTTTAGAACCTTCCCCATCTACAGTTCCTGATATATCATACGAGTCACAACCAAATGCTCCCATGTGTTCATTACCAGGATATTTTATACCGTTTTTAAGTACCACTCTATTCTGTAATTGCTGAGGTGGAACCCAGCTAACTTTAAATCTACCTTTTGGATCTGGGTAGAATATTACTTGTGAATCTTTTATGCCGTTAACCCACTGAAAGTTACCAGTTGTAACCCCTAAAGTTCTAGACATCTCTTCATTGTAATCTATCTGTTCATATATTTTCACGAGATTAAAAATGGAGTTTTTAGTCTCATCTCTAAAGGCATGCTCTTCTGTTCTAGGAAATTGGCGGTAAAATTCATTTAGAGCATCTTGGTCATCTTTTAAACCATCAACCTCGTTTTGCCAGTTATCTATTACGCCTACATCTATTAGTTCACCGTCTGGGGCAAGCACATCTGCGTCAGGAGTAGTGAATACTGGAATTCCGTACTCGTCAATAAATCCTTCATAGTTCCATTCCATTGGGATAAACAGAGAGTATAAACCAGATTTTGTCTGACCGTTTCTATTTCGTTTAGTGACATCTGATGCATTGTATAGTTTTTTAAAGTTATCACCTCCCTTGTCTAAAGCGTTTGACGTTGAACCCATCATACACTTACCTATAATTCTACTACCTAACCTTAAACAAGTTTTTGTAACCCTCCAGTTGTTTAGTATATTATCAGGTCTTTCCCATTTGCCAGACTCATCATGTACTAACAAGGCTAGTTTTTCACCGTCATAACTATTGTCTCCAGTGTTTTTCCAATCAATTGTAGTATCTAATCCCTGTATATCTTCCAGTTTTTCATTAGCCGTAATCTTTTTTCTTGTAAATTTACTAGCAGGTACTCTATAAGCAAGTTCGGACTTTGGACGATCCATACCATCTTGTATAGGTTTAAAAAAGAATGGGTAATTAATTGATATAGGTACAACTTTATCCGTAAACATTTTCTTTGCATCTGCACCTGTTTTAGATAGTATACCATATCTACTATCACTTGATATAGTGGCTAAATTAACTGTTTCAGCAGATGACATAAAAGAAAAACCAGACCTACGGTTTTTTAGATAAGACATACCGTAGCATCTTTTATCTGCCTTGCAAGCTTCCCAGAATATATAAAACAATCTGTTTGCCTCTCTAAAGTCTGGAGCACCCACGTCTATCTTACTCCATTGAAGATACATGTAATGTGTACCTGTTAAATATGTCGCCTTACCATTATTAGTAAACCAAAAACCCTCGTCCCTTCTTTTGAACTCTTCGTCTATGTAGTCAAACCACTGTTCTTTTGACTCTTCTGGGTAACCTCTCCAATCAAATATGTTTTTTAAACGCTCTAGTTCTTTTGGTTGTTTAAACTTTACCCACTTGTTTAACTCGTGTACGTACACTCGCACTGGTCGTTTTGGCAACGCGATGCGCAAATTTTGTATTTCATATATTTCACCAATTTGCCCAGTTTTTGAGATAACCACGACATCATGTTCTTTATCATATCCATATTTCCATTTTTTAGATTTGTTAAGACGACTAATAGTTGTCTTTTTAATTGGTTCTATTATTTTAACTAAACTTTGCTCGTACATTACTTAGATCTACCTTCTGCGAATCCTCTAAAGACTTTTTCCTTTGCCTCTTCAGGTGCTTTGCCCTCAAGTAGTTGCTCT